GAAGATTCACGCTGTTATTACCTTCGTTCACACCTGTGATAGATACGGCGCAGTTGGTATTAGCAGAACTGAAGGTTATGCCAATCATTTCGCTGACATCAGTAAACGCCTGAACAAAGTTGAGTCCGTTAATTACTACGCTGTTTACCGAGGGGCCAATATTCATAAAGTAGTTGGTGCTGTCACAGGTAAAGTTAGAAATAAGACAGCTATCGCCACCGATGAGGATTCCGAAACTGTCACTGTAATAGTCCTTGGAGGTTCTCCAAGTAGTACAGTCAGTGATAATATGATTTGCGCCACACTGGAAGCCGAGTTTGCAGTTAATAACGCTTACCTTATTCCACTCTTCGTCATTGCCGGGGGCGTAGATACCGATACTATTATCGGAGTTGTTGCCGATAATAGTCAAGTTCTCACCAGTGAAGTAGGCTCCGGTTTCTGTACTGCTGTCTTTGCAGTGGATACCGTGTGTAGTGAATCCGAAGATGCTCATTCCTTTCACGGAAGAACGGTGATATTGCATAGCCTTAATGCCATACTTGGCTTTGCCGTTGCCATCAATCTGACCGCCGTTGATGCTGAAATGGACGTAGCTAGACAGCGCAGTATGGCCAGCTGGTACGTTGGTGTTGTCAATGGAAATGACACTATCCATATCAGCAATTGCTTTAAGGATTGCGTTGTTAGCCATATAGACACACACGTTATTGGTGATACTGAGAGTGGATTTAACGTTATAAGTGCCAGCCTTGATAACGACAATGCCCTTATCACTGTTCAATGCGGCCTGAACAGCGGCAGTATCATCAGTAATGCCATCACCGATAGCGCCGTATTGCTGGGGAGTTGCGATATCAGAATCCTTTGCTTCCGTAAGCTCAAACGGTTCGGCGTAAAGGTCGTTCTGAAGTGCAATAGCTTTTGCACTCGTAGTAGCAACGGCCTTGTAGAAACTTCCCTTCTTGTCGTTGACTTCAGCATAGCCGCATGTCATAAGAGTGTCATTGAGCTGTACACGCTTGTCTGCGGCCATATCGTCCTTCGTGTTGTAGGTGTACACAGTTTTGCCAACAAGGCTGTTTACGGTCTCAGCGTATTCCAGTACTTCTTTTTTATACCGCTCCACGTTCTGGTTGTACTGCGTCACCTGAGCATTCCAGTCTGCGCTCTTAATCCAGAACTCAGTATTGGTAATCTCAGTGTTTGCAGGAACAGTCTTGCGACTGACATAGCTCTGTTCATTGGTATATACCACGCTCAGAGCGGCATATTCGTTGGTCTTATCCCAAGCGCCCATGAACTGAGGAGCATAACGAGCACCAATATACTTCTTAATAGCCATATTAGAAACCCCTTTCATTAAATAAACTGTCCACCCATTGAACCAGAACACCCGGTTCACCCTCCCGATAGGATTGAAGAGTGCCTATCGCACGTCAAAGTTACTGCACAACTTCCGGTTCCCACAGCAAAGCAAGTTTGCCATAGTCCTCAGAATCAGGATTCATGTCTGTGTCGAAGTCAATGAAGTCCCAAGTATCAGGAATCCAAGCAATAAAGTATCCGTTCTCGTCAACCTCGAACCATACATACTTTACAATCTTGGAAACCATCACCTGTAAGTTGTTGTCAATCCACGTTGCAAGAGCCTGCACATAAGTTTCGATATAGTCACCGTTAATGAGTTTCTGAATCTCATTGTAGCACTCATGTACAGTTTTGTCAAGCTGTTCAATTTTTGCATTGATATCAGCTCTAAATGCTTCGTTCTCGGTGTTTACTTTGTTTTCAAAGTCATCCAGTTGTTTCTGAAATTTTTCTTCTATCTGGTCGATTTGAGAGTAGAAGGTGATAATCTCATTGAACTGTTTCACGGCGCTGTTGTAGGTTTCCACAACTCGTGCTAGAATTTCATAGTCGCTAGAACCCGGCAGGAAAGTATTCAGGTCAAACTTGCCAGGAATCGGCAGGAAGGGCAACGGAGTAAGAGTAGTAAGCGGCATAGTGACACCCCCTTTACAGATGGAAGTAGTCGAGCACCCACCGAAGCAGGGCGCTCAAGAATTTAGCCCACGAGACTAAATCCATAATTATCACCCCTTTTATGGCAGTGCAATCCATCCCTCAATATGATACTCCTGCTCGGCAACAGTATCCGCACTCAGCTGGATAGTGATGTTGTGCAGGCCATCCACAGAGCTGGTGGTGTTCTTAACGGTTGCGGCGGCAGTGGGAGCAAAGTCAGAGCTGGTGTTGTACCAGTTAATTTCTGCGTGTGCGCCAACGTTGGGCAGGTTCACACGGAGAACAGGGTTGTCAGCAGTGATAGCACCGGAAGCGGTGAACACGGCATTGACATGCAGGGCATCGTTCAGCAGGTAGGAAACATCTTCATTGATTTTGATTTTGCTGTCAGCGGCCTGAATGAAATTAACCATAGTTACACTCCTTTACAAAATTCCCATGAAGCAATCTTTCAAACTGTCGATAACCTCTAAATCCAGATTGCGTACAGATTCAGAGTATTCTTTGAACAGTTCTGCGTAAGACTTGTTGTTCAAGCCAGACACAGTTCTGTTCCGGTTGTCATTGTGCTGTCTGTCTGCTGTGGTGTGTTCATCGAGTGTGGTTGTTTCTTTGCTGTTATAAGTGGTTGTATCTGTGCTGGTGCTGTTACCTGTGTTAGTTCCATTATTTTTATTTTTGTTAGCAGAGGAAGCGTAGGTGTTATTTGCGATATCACTCTCGATGTTGAGCATCTGAGCAGGAGTGTCAGAATTAACATTGAGGGTGTAATCGTTATGAGAATTGTTTTGGGTACTGCTATTGACAGTGGTATCAATACCAGACCTAGCAAGCACATCAGTACCAGTTTTAGTACCGTTATCCGAACTAGTGCCGTCAGCTTTGATAACCTCATTGAGAGTGCCGCCCGTGTAGAATTTCCATTTTTCAGCCATAGCATCATACAGCAGATTGAAGTATGGCATTTTCTCATTCAGAGTGTTGTTCAGGAAGAGTTTGAACCTGTCAGGTGGCAGACAGCAAATCTCGTTGAAATAGTAGTGGTTAATGATTTTCTGGTTCAGTGCTTCTCTCCATGCTTGCATATCACCAGCAGAACGGAGAAAAGACGGAAGAGGGTAATCTCTCATGCCAATGTCAAACCCATCAAGAGTGAGCAGTTTACCAAGTTCAATGGTATACGTTGCCATTATTCCTCACCCCCGTTATCATCTCCACCACGAGCTCGCACATAGGAGATAGTGGAAGCATTTTTGCTGTACTTATCGCCGTCAGTAATATACGGTTCATTTGCCAGTCGGACAGATACGTTAAGTCCGTACATATCGTTGATAAGTTTGCAAGCGTGTTTACGTTGAGACAGCCCAATGTTTGCCAGAGCGTTAGCTTGCTGGTCAAACTGTTCAACTTCGTCAGTTACTCGCCGTTCACGTTTGAAGTCTGCCATGCCGATACCAAGGAAAGACAGATACTCATTGTACTTCGTAATCTTGATATCCTGTAACTGACCAGCGACAAACGGTGCATCAGTGCGGAGAACCATGAAACTGCTCGGGTCAAACGTGCCTTTCATGCCGTAGATAACAGGAGTGTTGCCAGTGTACTTCTGATATACAGCCTGTGCAGTTTGTTTCTGTTTGGTGTCAGTAAGAATCAGGACAGGAGTTTTCTGAGCGCCAATGTTGACTTTGATAGTCTGGTCGATATCGTACAAGTCCTGTGTGTAACGGATAGTGGTAAGGAAAGTTGGGTACATATCAGGCGTGTTTCTGATAAGCACGCAGTCATTCATATCGTATTCGGGGAACGTTTCCACAGGGCTGATAGGCCTGATGTACATAGGCTCATTATAGAAGTTGATTCCACGAAGAGCACCATTCAGGCACATATAGCCACGGGTTGCGTGGTTGAAGAAAACGGCTTTACCGTAGGTGAACAGACAATATTCAAGATATCGCTCGTTCACGCTGTCGGGCAGTCCTTCCCACTTAAACATTGTACAAGCAAGGGATTTAAGGCGAAAGTAATAGTCAGCGTAAGCGGCGTGTGATGCTTGTTTGTCTGCGAGTTCGTTATCGTAATTGTACATTTGAATCACCTCTTAACCGAATATAGAGTTGATAAGCCAGCTAACACCAGCACTGGCAAGAGCACCGACAACATAGCCGACAGGGCCAGCAATGGCCGCTCCAATTTGTCCACCTATCTGTGACCCAGCGATATTTACTGCAAGAGTAGTTAAACCAGTAACAACCCAGTTAGATACGACAGGAACAAGATATTTTTGAACAACTGTGGTAGCGACTGTGGATACAACTTGAACCAGCACGTTTTTAGCCGCCTGTTCGATAGAGATATCGCCTTTCATAACGCCGCCAATTGACTGGCACATAGTGTTGATGATGCCGGGCACTAAGTCTGCGGCAATCTGGTTAAGCTCTGTGCTTTGTGAATGAGAACCAATGTAGGAAGTAATTGCATTTGCTAGTGCATGGGAACCAAGTTCACAAACATAGTCGATTGATTGTCTTTTGGTGACTTCCAAGAATTGACCAGCGGCTAGTTTTACATCACCTGTTGTCAGTGCAGTAGTAACGGCTTGCCACCCGTCTGCAACAATAGTGTCAACATAAGAATCAAGGAGATTCAGAGTGTGTACGCCTAGTTCAGAGTTGCGGTCAATCTTAGTAACGTCTACAATCCAGTCTTTTAGCTGTGATTTTGCTTGGTTAATTTCGTTCTGTGCGGCTTGTTGTCCAACGGATATAGCATATTGAAGCAGGTTGTTGATTTTGTTCTCAACGTACCAGATGGAATTGTTTACAACGTCAGAGCAGAACTTGTTAAGAACTCCACTGAAATCACCAGTAGTGAGAATGTCAGTAGCATAGCCAGCCGCATTTGTTTTGATGCCGTCTAACTGTGCTTTAACGTAGTCTTTAATAAGTTTTGCCAACTCGCTGGAAGGGTCAACGTTCTTTGCGGCAATGATTCTGTCAGCGATACCGTTCACCGTTTCATTAAACTGAGATTCAGTAACAGTACCATCCTCAGATGCCGCACCTTGAATTACCTTGATATCAGCGTCAGTGACATAAGGACTTTTGTGCATCTCAACTTGGCTATAATGATGTTCCGTATAAGGTGTTCCGGGGAAGTCTTTGATATCGTTAGGATTTACACTAAAAGTGTGGCTCACTTTGCCACCATCAAAGTTAGTGTAGTCTGTGCGAGTTGCAGAAGTAAAGTAAATCTGGAAGTGAAGGTGATATCCGGTAGATGTTCCTGTGTTGCCTACTGTACCAAGTTGGTCACCTTGTGAAACTTTAGTTCCGGTAGATGGGCCAATCTTTTCCATGTGGGCATAACGAGTATAGTAGCAATTGCCGGAAGCGTCCGTTGTATCACCGTGACGAATTAGAACGGTGTTTCCCCACGAATCTGACGAATAGCTTTGTACAACTGTGCCAGCTTTTACAGCGTAGATAGGTTTTCCAGCAATCTGACCAGGCGTTCCAGTAGTAAGGTCAATAGCAGAGTGAGAAGCACTGAAAGCAGTAGTGCAATACCAAGTTCCAACGCCCAGTGGATGAAACCATTCATCAGTACTGTAAAAACCAGTAACGTTATTTTGTGCATTACTGCCACCAGTTCGGGGTGAACCAGCAGTTATTTTGATTGTGATATAGTCGTGGTTATTGGCAACAAAGTTATTGGAAGTCAGCCAAGGGTTCAGCTGTAATAGCGTTTGGACGGGTACGCCGCACATTGTTGAAATCTGCTGAATATCGTCCATCCATGAACCAGTATACTGCACTTTTAAGGTGGCGTATACGGCATTGCTGGCAGTTGACGCAGACTTAAATTCTTTTAGCGTTTCTGCCGCTGAGTTTGCCATATAATCACCACCTTACACAATAGCATTGTTTTGTCCGAAGTTTCCGTATGTCGCAGTGTAAACCCAGAAGAATATGCCGTTATTGAATGCACGCTTGATAATGTTCATATCATCGTCAGGGAAGTTGCCAGCGGCATTTAAGCCATTGGTTTTGATGTAAGTCCAGCTTGCTCTTGCATGAAGGTTGATTGCTCTGTATTCGCTCTGTTTGTAGCCGTAAACGGTGAGAAATTTGTCAATTCGTTTCAAGATATCGAGAGGTGGGGTTTTGAACCCATAAGATAAAGCAGTCTTTTTGCCAGCAATATAAATGTTGCTTTGTGCAACTCCACCAATTGCAGGAGCATTGTAATTTTCAGAAATAGCAGTTAAATCTTGAGTTATTTCATCAATGCCAGCTTGAATTTGTCCTGTTTCACGAGCCGCATTAAGGACAGTGGATGCACCAGATATTCCTTGGCTAAGTGCGCTTCCTACATTTCCCTTTGCCCATGTTAGCGGGTTTGCTAAATCTACGCCAGCACCAATGACTTGCAAGGCACCGCCAGCACCGCTCAACGCTCCTTGATATAGGTTGTAACGCCTATTTTCTTTATTGCGCTGTACCATAATTGAATTTGACGCATTGTGTAGGTTGTAATCATTCTTGTACTGATTATACCCCCATTGGCTTTCAGGAATTGATACAGCCATTGACATTGATGCAATGTTGGTGTTGCTGTAATTGGTGATAATAAATCCGACTAAACCGGATGTATCATCAACTACGATTTTGCCGTTAATGTTTGCACCGGTGATATATTCAGGGTTGAACTCAATTTCTTGTCCCATCATCTGGGCATAAGCCGTAAGGAAAGCGCCAGACAAAAGTTTTTTGTTTACAGGAGTATAGCTAACGCCGTTAGCATCAATGTGTGTAGGGTGTTTTGCATAAGCGATAGTTGCATCATGGTTTGCGGGCCATTGTTGGATTTTGGTGACTGCTGTTGCTGTGCCATTTTTGACATAGCCATTAAGCAAGTTTGTAAGAGAAGCATTGTCATACTTTTTTCTGACAGCTCCAGCGCCGGAAATAAGACCGTTTAAGTCAGTAGGTGGGAGCGGGTTTCCGGTATAATCAGTAGTTGCAAATACTGTAACCCAGTCCGGTTTCAAATCCTGACTGCCAACCTGATAATACCCGCCGTTTCCTGTTCCGCTGAAATCCTCAGGAACGATATTATCTCCGGCAACATCAGTATCACTGTGACACCTATCAACATAGCTGTCATAGTATGTGATATCGAAAAACCAAGTCTGGATAACGTCTGTGCTGACGTACAGTCTGACGGAACTGTTGCTTGCCCACTCGATTCTATCAATGAAGGCATAGAACCATTTATTGGTAAAGTTGTTGTTCTGGTACATGATGTAGTTGCAGTTATACAGCAAGTCCACTTCGCCGTCCACAACAATAGTGTTATTCTTTTTAATGTACTGGAAGTTCTCGTAGGTCTTAATCGTTTTACCTAAGAAATAGGCAGTTTGTGCTTCTCGGTTAGGAAACCACAGCGTGTTTCTGTAATCACTCTCGAGCGGAGTGTCGAGTAGCCTTAAAGCAGTTGTTGGTGTAAACATAATTTGTACCTCTCTTTCCCCTGTCCCGCCCTCACTGGTCTAAAGCTCAACCAGCTACCGTAAGAGAGAAAATTATGGAGCAGTTACGTTATGAAGATTACTCTTCAGTGAATGCCCACGCATTAGCAAACGGACTGCAAGCCATAGTCTCCCAGTGATGCAGGAAGTAGGTGCGGCTCAGAGTGCTTGCATTGTACGGGGTTTCGGCCATCTGGAAGCGGTTGTCGTGGGTACGCAGGAAAGTGTTGTCTGCGATGATTGCCAGCGTCTTAGCGGCATCACCAGTATCACCAAAGCTGTCAACCATCACCTGACGGCCAAGGAAATCAGCCTTGCTCATGTTGAACGCCTTAGCCAGAACTTCAACGTCAGTGAAGGCGGCAACGTCAGCACGAACCAGAACGCTGATACGGTCAGGAGAAGTCCAAGTAGTCAGGGGGGTTGCGTTTGCAATGCCCTGAGCGGTAGCCATCTTCTGATAGCAGTTGTACTTGGTAGAGGGGAACTGGAACTGAAGGTACTTGGCACGCAGGTCGGTGACAAGGGTTTCAGCAAAAGCTCGGTGGTCAGCACCAGCGGCCAGAGGGGTTTTGTTGATGTTGCCATCGTTGATAGCCTGACCAACAACACCCTTCATCAGCGTGAACTCGTCGATGTTGTCACCGCTGGTCAGGGTGTTCAGAATCATCGAGACGAAGTTGTTGAAGGTATCGGCGTTGGTGAAAGCACCAGCCAGAACGGCATCATAGACAGTAACCTTGTACTTGTCCTGCCGGTTGCGGCGATAGTACACAGTCTTAACATCAGGAGAAGCGGGGGACAGAACGTCACTCATTGCAGAGCTGTCGTAGGGAGTAGCAACAGCCGGGTTTGCAATGCTGTCCTGCACGTCAGTGCCATAGGGAATATCAACACCCTTGAAAATGCGAAGGGGGTTGTCATAGGTCATGTTGTGCGCTTCCTGAAACAGAATGCGGTTCACCAGACCATTGATGAACTCATTCATAAAGGGAGTGTACTGCATGATAGCGCCACCAGTTGCCTGAAGAGTGGCATTGGTAGCAAGCGGGATGTTATCTTTCAGCGTGGAACTAGTCTCAATGACTGCGTTCACAATGTCGATAGCAGTTGCCATAGTTTGTCACTATCCTTTCTAAAATGTTTAACCATAACTCGCTTCCGCTCGTGCGGGAGATGAATAATGGCTTGGTAAAGATTTGCTTCGCAAATCAGCCCTTGAGGTTAAGGCGGCCATTGGTAAACAGGCGGTTGATGGGGTCTTTGTCCTCTTCCGGACGAACAGGAGGTTTTAGCTGTTCTTCCGGCACAGTAACACGAAGGAAGAGATTCATGTTGTCCTCTTTCAGCTTCGCATTCTTTGCAGTAAGGTCATCAACATTACGAAGGGCAGTCGTTTTTGCGGCAACCTCTTCGCTAAAACCAGTGGTCAGTTCTGCCAAGATGTTAGTTACTTCGCCTTGGTCTGCGTTATCGCCCAAGTGCTTGATAAGCTCCTGCGTCTTGGCATTGAAATCGGCAAGCTCCATAATTTGCTCCTTTCAATTATTTATTGGTTGTGCGGTAGTCCCATCGTGACTTTCCCTCTCTTACATCCACATGAACAAAGGTGTCATAAATGCCAAGTCCAAGCGAATTAGGGTATTTAGAATTGAGCCACGAGTACAGCTTTAGCGGCGAAACACCAGAGATATAAATGTCTGCGGCGTTGCCAAATATATGCTGTGATTTAGGACTAGAATTTTTAAGTGAACTGTTGTAAGCTACTGTGCGATATGCTGAGTTGATAATAAGAGGTTTGTTGTAGTGGGTGCGGATGATTTCAAGAAGCTCAAGAAGTGCTTTATTTAGCACAATGACACGGGATAAGTCAGAACAGCGAAACTCGTGCGCTTTGAAGTGCGAAGATAACTGTTCATCAGGGTTGAGGGTGTAGTCGAAAACATAATATGTTTTAGTGTTCAATATGCTCACCCTCTTCTTTCTTGTTCAGTTCAGACAGGAACGGCGCAATCAGTTTAACCATGTCAGGGTTAATCTGGCCCAGATTCTCAAGCACAGAAATAGCTTCCGTGACGATAACCAGAGTACAGATAGTTGCGGCGGCGGGGAAATTGAAACCCATGTTCACATAGTTCATAGCATAATCAGCGAGATAGCCGAACGCAATGAACAGGATAAAACTGGCTTTCTTGTAAATTCCTTCCCTTGCCTTTGTGGAGTTCAACTCTTTGTTTTTGACAGCTTTCAGCACTCCGGTGAAAACGTCAATCACCATAAAGGCCAGAGCGAGTTTTACTTCCACTGGAACGGAATAGACGGCATTCATAAGCTCACCCCCTTTCCGATCTAGCTTCTATAATTATTATACCATAGGTAGTTGAAAAAAGGAAGTAGGCATGATATAATTATTTTAGAGAGAAAATATTCCATGTGGAACAAATAGGAATGATTCCTAAAAAGGAGCTGAGACAATGGGCGACTTCTATGACGGTACAAAGTTACTATCTTTGATGGACACGAACGGCAACAAGCCAGAAATTTATATGTGTACCACCAACCGTTCTGGCGGTAAGACTACTTGGTTCAACCGGTATTGCGTCAAGCGTTTTATCAACTATAAAGAGAAGTTCATGTTACTGTATAGGTTCAACTATGAACTTGATGGATGCGCTGACAAATTCTTTAAGGATATCGGTGTTCTGTTCTATCAAGGACACGCAATGACCTCTCAGCGTAGGGCCGCTGGCATTTACCATGAATTGTTTCTTGACGGCGTTCCCTGTGGCTATGCTGTAAGTATCAATGCGGCAGACCAGATTAAGAAGTATTCTCATTTTTTCTCAGATACCACCCGAATGCTCATGGACGAGTTCCAGAGCGAGACAAACCATTACTGCGCAGATGAAGTAAATAAGTTCCGGTCTATCCACACTTCTGTTGCTCGTGGTCAGGGCGCTCAATCTCGGTATGTTCCTGTTTATATGCTGTCTAACCCTGTTACCCTGCTGAATCCTTACTATGTTGCAATGAATATCAGCTCACGACTGAATGACAACGTAAACTTTCTGCGTGGTGTTGGTTGGGTGCTGGAACAGGGATATGTTGATGCCGCTTCTAAGGCTCAGGCTGAATCTGCTTTTAACAGTGCGTTCAGTGGCGATACATACGATGTGTATTTGACACAGGCTGTGTACTTGAACGACAGCTCTGCATTTATCGAGCGCCCTACTGGTGCTTCTCGTTACTTGGGCACTATTCGCTACATGAACAAGGAATACGGCCTGAGAGAGTTCCCAGACACCGGTGTTATTTACTGTGACGATAAACCAGACTTGACTTACAAGTTCAAGCTGGCTGTCACAACAGATGACCATAGAGTGAACTACGTTATGCTAAATGCGTACAAAATGTTCACAGACCAGATGCGGTATTTCTTCGACCGTGGCGCTTTCCGGTTTAAGAATCTGCAATGCAAAGAAGTTATCTTGAAAGCGCTGTCTTACTAAGACAAGTTCACGAAGTGAACAAAACAAATCTGCGCTATGCGCATACTTATGTCGCATGAGCGTAGCGAATTAACTTATCCCTCTGAGACAGTACCACCGATACAGGCGGGTTTTGCAACGGCGATGAACCGTCCGCTATGTAGTTTCGTATCTGCAATGCGCTTTGGTGCACCTCAGAGACAGGATATAGAAAACCCCTCTTGCCGTTCCGTTAGGTTCGACTTGAGGGGTTTATTTTATACGTTTACAACCAGAAAACAATCAGCTAACTCAACGTTAGTTCTATCATTCAAATAACCTAGTTCACCTGTGCCCAATTTAATTACTCTAACATTGTCGTATTCATCCGGGGCACTTATCACCATGTATAGCACACTGTTAATCCAACAAATGTCAGTTGGTTTAAGAGCGCACAATGCTTCATAATGCTTTTCCTTTTCTTGCTGAACGATTTTCATATTACCACCTCAATGACAAAAGAGCCGCAAGAATCAACAGTGCATCACAAATGTACACCGACTTATCAAGTTTATACTTGTATCTGCACACAGTGATATAAATAGAGTAGGATGCCGCAATTGCAAACACGATAACTTCACTCACTTTTTATTCTCCTTTTCTTTGGTGTACCATAGTGTAAAACCAGAACCAGCAATGATTGCTGTGAACGTCTTATTGGTGTCAATATGGTACATGAAAACTTTAGACCTCAGCATATCATTGGACAGAGATAAAACTTTGATTGCACCATCGTTGATGCCCGGCAGATGCACATACTCTCTGTTCAGAGAATATGCAACGTACATGAGTGAATCTTTAGACATGCATTTTCTGTCATAGTTCTCTCCGGGGATACGGATTAACAGGTGCTTCTTTTTGAGCTTTTCTTCTGCCGCTCCTTTTGCATCAGGGATAATACCGTTACCCATTCTGAGTTCCCCCTTGCTGTAAGCACTCGCCAGCATTCACCGCTGTCACCTTGTGGAAGATATACCAGTCCTCAGGTTCAGGTTGATAGTGCTTGATATGGTATTTGCAATCAACGCAGTCACAGCCGCCTGTGCGCTGGTCATAGGAGCGGTCACAGATTTTGTACAAGTCTTTCATCCTGTTCACCCTTTCAAGACAATTAAAATATGGTCAAATGCACCATCTGTTATAGGGCAAGTGCGGTCTGGCATTATTGTAGCAAATACAACAACAGTTTTATCTTTATATTGTGCCCACTGTTCCAGCTTGCCCATTTCTATATCGACGATTTTGTCTCCGTTCTCGTACCACAGTTCTGCTGTGGTGTGTTCATCAATGTCGCTCCACGAATGCCACAGTTCTAACAATGTAATCATCTTACACACTCCCTTACTTGAATCCTTACTTTGTCTTTACGAACCTCAAACGTGCTAACGTGCAAGTTTCTGAACTGGCGCTTCATTGGGTCAAATCTGCCACGGTACAGAAGTGTGAAGAAACTCCACAGCTCAAACTCAGTTTTCCAGCCACAGTTCTGGCAAGACTGGTAAAATTCTTCAATAGTCATTTGAAATGCACCTCACAATCAATAATGCAACCAGTGAAATCAATTTCTTTAATCCAAAGGGTTGCTACCTGAGCACCCTTGTATGACTTGGGAATATCAGGCCAGCGACAACCAGCACGAATTAAACCAGAACTACTGTATAAATCAAATCGTGCATCTCCTGCAAAGAATAAAGTTGCATACAGGTCTTTAAGACTTGAAAATTTTCTTGTCATTTTAACATCACTTTCCATTTCTTAACTGAACAACAACTCGCTTCTTCGGGGTATGCCATCCACACTTCACTGTTCTTGTATTTGTTCCCGATTTCATCCCAATGAGCGTTCTCTATCGGAAACCGATATCCAAACTTCTCCAATGTGAAAGTAGCGTGATTGTCTGTGGCGACACATGTGTGCAATTCTCGTAGTGTCATTATATCACCTTATATAGAAATAGTAATAGTATTTTCAGCGGCATTATGGCTAAAATGAATAACATTAAATGTGTCATAATCGTGCAACAACTGTTCGTAATTCGTGTAGCAAGTTTGATAATGTAAACCAGCTAAATAAAGATGTATTTCAGTATCAGTATACTAGTCATCAAAAGCGACCCAAAGCTGTTTAACTGTCATTATATCACCTCATTGTAAAATCAGTGTCCACCAGCAACACACCACCTTTGATTCTTCTAGGTAGTAGTTTACCGGGAACTGTTAAACCTGTCTTAAAATCTTTGAATGTGCGTGTTTTACTCAGAAATGCAATTTCTTCTGGCGTAAGTTTAGAATCGGATAGCGCTTGTTCCTCGTTTCTTGGATTTATGCCGTTCTCAATATCCTCTGCAACTTTGTTGTCAAAGGATTCTGCAAACAGGTCTTTGCACTTTTTTGGCATTCCTGCGCATTTGATATTGTAGTAAGGGTTCTCTATCGGCTCTAAGTCCTCGGCTACAACGTGCTCAATGTACGTCTTTTGTCGCACAAACCAGCCGATATCCCAGCTCGATTCTAGCTTCCAACAGCAGAAATTTGATGGGTGCACTGTAATGCCTTTTAACTGCTCAGGCGGCAGGTCACAGTGTATACTGTCTGTGTCGGCGTAGATAAATCCGGGCTTGTCCTTTCCGTAATAATTTTGTTGAGCCGCACGAATGGTAAAGTTGCGGGCATAACTAGTGATAGCTGAACCAACTGGAATGTATCCGGGTTTTTTGTCATTTTCGTCCACCTCGTAGAATCCAACAGAACCATCATCTTTTTCAAATGCAACTTTGAAGGAGCTGTTCATGCTAGATGCCATTTTTCCGTATAAGTTGTTTAGAAATAGTTTTGCAAGTTGTCTCATAGCGCCTTTGCTTGTCTTTTTGATCGCGGCATACTTGTCAATATACTCGTCAAACAGGCCAATAGTTGAATCAAACTCACAGTAATCAAGTAGTTCATAATCAACTAGATTGTAGTGTTCACGCAGTAGAATGAAATCTGTCTGTGTTAATGTAAGCTCAACTCGTGTATCGTGTAAATTACCGTCAATGTCATAGTATTCGGAACGTGGAATACCGTCTTTGCCAACAATATCTGAGCTTTCCAGTGCTTCTGTTCCTTTGTACATCCAAGAGCCTTTAATCTGTACAAAAGGCAACTTACCGGGTTTCAGATAGAACCGGGTCTTAATGCGGAAGAAATAGAACTTTCCGTATTCCCACAGCTTTTTAGGCTTTTCTGTCGGCTGAAACCAGAACGGGTCATATTTAATAGGACAATTGTATGCGTCCCAGATATCACCTTCGTTTGCTTCAACATGAATGAACTTAGGCTTGCCAATAGGATAATCTGAGCCAGATTCAGAGTGCATTACAGAGGGATACAGACTGTTCACATCTGCTGTAACACCATTTCTATACTCCTTGCACTCTTTGCCTTTCACCAGATAACACCAGCCACCTTTGTACGATTTGTGAATCCATTCACCAGCTGTGCTAGAACCATAAACTTCTGGGTCAAGTGGTATTTTGTACAGGTCTGGGAACAGCGTGCTGTAATCGTCTCCGACTGTGTGCCCCTTCTTAAACTCGTCCAAACAGCACGAACCAATTGTCAGTTTCTTGTGGCCCTCTGAGAACATAAATTCAAGTGCTTCTTTGATAACTAGAACGTCATTTGCAATGTACTTTAGTTCTTCTTGAGAGATAGGACAACCAGCGTATCTGTGCCCTTTATACTCCATATCTAGTTTCTGGTGTTTGGTCTTGAAACTGATACCAATTTGTTTCAGGCTGAACGGCAGTAGTTTAAGACTGTCTTTAAGTTCAATGTAGTGTCCATTCACTTTGATAGTCATAGTGTACCATTGGCCCATATCTGAGATAACGTATTTGAACGACCTGTCAGGCATTTCCCAGTTCTTTTTGAACTTGCCGCCTTTCTGGTCTGGTGCTGGGTCAAAGGCTTGCTTAAATTTGAGGTCATAGAGTAGATACGACAACCAGAAGTTTCCATCAAATTTGAGGTTATGGAAGTATACCACAATGTTCTCGTCCAGTGATACATAATAGTCATACAGCTCACCAATGGAATGGAAAACCATAACGTCCTCAGTCCACAGTTCAACACTAGCGGCACTCCACACCTCAGTCGCTGTCTGTTGTCTCGTATTCTCTTCAACTGTTGTCTCAAAGTCAGCACTGAAAGTTCGCCACTTTTCGGAACGTGACATTAGATATCATTCTCCATAATCGTTATAGTCGTATTGTCCCTCGTACACATCCTGCATATCACTCATTCTGTGCCTGATGTCGCCGGGCTGTCTATCTGACGGTAACAAAATCAATAGTACATCTTGAATTGCACTACCAGCCGCTTCTTTATATCCAATAGATGCTATAATAGATGCTTCTTGCAACTTGGCATAGTTATCAGCTATTCTCTTCGCCGCTTCATGTACACCCTCTTTTTCTATAAGGTTTTTCAGGGCAGAACGCATTTCCAAAATGTTGTCCATGTTCTGCTTCACCATTTCAGCCTTGCCATAGTTCCTGTCACCTCTATAACCGGGTGAATCCAAGTCAGGGTGCGCAATATGCCACCAGCTATCCCCAACAGTGTTCTCTGGTGATGATAACACATCATGCAAGAAACTCTCAAATTGCTGATAAGCATTCAAATCAACAAAAGTCTGTTCAACTGTGGTTGCAACGTTGTCAACCATCATATCAACTTCTTTTGCTGGCTCTTTATAAATAGGGCTTGTTACGTATCTCGCATACCGTTCAGCCGCCTTCTCACCAGAAATAGGCTCACCACTAGCGTTGACAGCATAAACATAGTCTTGTACTTTTTTAGGGTCACTAGCAATCTGTCGCATTTTTTGCACATCACGCAACCGATAACTACCTAAGCTAATAAGACGTTGCAACTGAGGGACAACCTCAGCGTTACCGCCCTCTGCCCGCACTTCCTGAATATACTGATTCACCTTGAGCAACAACAGCTGTTTAGCCTTTGCCAACTCTCTTGCGTGCATAGCGGCTACTTGTTGGCGATGATTCATAATTTGTTCATCTCCTTTATAAAAGAATCCCGGCCAGTGAATTGGCCACCAGCCGGGATACTGTAAGTGATTTTATTTAAGAAGAACTTCGCCTTTCTTCTTAATTAGTTGTTCATGCTGGTGATTAACCGACCACAACGCAGTCGATGTAATCACGCCCGTTCTTGGACGTGCCAGTGGTGACCTGAATCTTGTGGAACTCTTCACCGAACTGACCAAAGGTTGCAACAGCGCTCTCAAAGGAGCGGCAGAACGTTGCAGAGTTGGTGCAGTAAGCAGTACCATCAACGGTAGACATGGCCAGCAGGGACATTTCCTTGCCGTCCTTGTCAGGCTCAGTGTACAGCACCCACTTGTCCAGCTCAATGGTCTGGCCCTTGATATCGGTCAGCTTCTTGCGCTCAGGGGACTGAACCAGCTTGTACAGGTCAAAAGCGGATGCGACATTAGCAGACTTGTTGATGATATTCATAGTGATACTCCTTATTTGTTATGTGTTTGTTGGGTGGATAAACTTACTGTGCGTTCTCGTCAGACTTCTTCTGACGCTTGCCGAACTGGGCCGCTTCCTCAGGGGTGATATCGGTTTCCTCGATAACATCGGAGTTGGCAAACCACTGGCTGGCGGTCATACCATAGGTCTTGACCTTGCAAGCCATACCGGTGACAGCCACAGGATTGAACTCGTCATTTTCCCAGACCTTCTGAACGGCCTTGAGTGCGGCAGAGTTGTCAGCAAATGCACCCTCGAGAGTGGCAGTCATATCAACCACCTCAAAGGTGTTCAGGTTGACGGCCTTGACGGTAGCAGTGGTGACGATGGAACGGCGGGTGATAGAATACTTACGCATGATGAATACTCCTTTGTTTTGTGTTGTGTTGAAGCGTCTAAATTAGGAAATGGAAGTTATTTCCCACACTTATTGTACCATATCTGGGTACAGATTAACATGGACTTTTGTTGTATTCGGGATAGAGGTTTTATACGTCCGAGTTATGGGACTTTTCGATAAGATTGTCAAAAATTTAACAATCGGGTATTCCCAACTAAGGCGGGACTTTTAACAGT